ACGGTTGCAATATATTCTGGTCCGTATGCCAGTACTCTAGCTGCAACCATGATTGCATTTTTATCACCTAAAATCAAATCATCTAATTTTACATCCGGTGAAGCGATAAGTGCATTCAACAATGTATCGATCACAACACCCTTTTTGATCAGATTCTGAGAAGTCAAAATATCTTCTTCTCTCGCTGTCATGTATTTGATTTCTATCTTGCCATTTGCAAGTGGGCTGTCTGTGGGATAAATCTTTCCCTGACTCGGAAGATCTATAACTTCTGTAGGGAATTTATTTTCGTTTGCCATAATGATAACCTCTTGATATTTTTAATTAGAACTGTAATATTGCGTAGTCGTACCTTAGAGTTAATGCGATTTCAACTGGTTCTGATACTGAAAAATCTACTGTTCCGAAATTAGCTGATTGGACGTAACATCCTTTTAATGACCACTCTTCAATCTTATCACCGACGGGACCGAGTAGGTTGATCGTGACATCCTTCTTATAAAAATCTGAATATCCATCCCGACCTGTAACTGATTCATGTGATAATCTGATCCACTCCATCGCGGCCTGTGCGGCTGATGGTACGACTGGATCGTATAACGTGATATCGAGTGGCTGCCATTGGGTTTTACCTTTGACGTATCGGACAGTATTCATATGATGGAGAGCGACTTCTTCGGATTCGATCGCTGGTCTGTTCCCAGCTTTTATCATATATGCCGGCATGCCGTCGATAGTGAAGATGAATCGATTTTGAAGTTTCGGTTCGAACGGTGTATACATTATTTCTTGAGCGGTTAGCAATTCAGCCATTTTATTTCTCCAAAGTTTGTTTAATTATCTGTATATAAATATCATTCATATGTTGTTTTTATTCTGGAAATGTCGCACCAGTGGGTTGAACTGTAAAGTCCAGAATGATAAATTCAGCTGTTCTGGTCGGTTGAATGAATATCTGTCCATACAGGATATTTCTATCAACCAAATCCGGTGTGTTATTCGAATCATCCATTACAACTCTGAAAGCATTCAGACCTGAATTCGACTGAACCTGTTCCATATACGGATTCACTATATTGAGAAATCGATTTCGCGTCATTGCAGTGTTCTGTTCAAATACCAAGAATCTTGAAGTACTGGCAATGAATTTCTTCAATTTGATAAGCAATCTCCTGACATTAACTCTATCGAGTGCAGAAGCTTTCTTCTGTAATGTTTTCTGTCCCCACACACATATGCCTTGTCCGGGAAATGTAGCGATTGGATTAACATTACTCTCATATAGAGTGTCACGATTAGCATGTGTGAGTTTTCTCTCTGCTTGAATCGCCATATCGATTCCACCACGATTCAGACCAGCTGGGGCGAACCACGGATGAGCTACTTTATCATTGAAAGCATAAACCCCACCCATAACGGTTGAAGGTGGTACCCATCTGTTCGCACCGGTTTCGGAATCTGCTATCTGGATCCAGGGGTAGTACATCGCACCATAACTTGAATCTCTCGTTTCCGCTTCAGTTGTAGCTTGCGTGATTGCACTATTGTATACAGTCGGGTCAGCTACGACGAAACAGTCTCCACGACTTTCACACATATCGATCGCCTTACTGACTATTCCGCTACCGTTAGTGCCTGCATCAATCACTCCTGGCATCAGGACTAAATTGATATCATATTCATCTTGATTTCCTAAAATATTAATCGCGTCTTCATAAGCTGTTCCACCGGTATTGCTCCCCATAGCGAATCCTTGATTATTATCATCTGCTATACTGTCATAAAAACTATATGGGGCAGAATTTGTTCCTCTCCTCTGACCCTGTGCATCAAATCCGGCATATCCATTCGATCCACCTGAGAACGAACCACTGCCTATACCTGGTAGAGAACCTGTAGCAGTAGCTATTCTGACATCACCATTTTCATCTAAATAATTTGGAGTGGATTTGTTTACTTCTACTCTGACGTACTTTGATTTATTCGGATACGAACCTGTGGGTTGGAGATACGGATCTGTTCCTCCAGAACCTCTCAGAGCCATAGCAGAATCACCGATAACTTTCGCTATATAATTCTGTTGATTGGGATCCAGGCTGACGTTATTCCAAGTCTCCACTGTTTTCTTTCTCTTTATACTGTCGTCGCCTCGACGTATAATAAGTGAAAACGTTCCCTTTTTCGGTTGCTGACCAGTTACTTCCCATCTCAAATTATCTGCTGAACCTGAATTGGTTAATACATTATTTCCACCAACGACGGCTGCAACATCTGCACCAAAGGTCGCTGGTTGCCCGGTATTCATCAATGCACCATGTGAAAGGGTATGAAGTGTAAATGATGCCATGGAAGCCGAATATATTAGGTTCGATGATCTTACTGATGCTGTGTGATAAGTCCCATCAGGTGTACCTATTGGTACAAATGCTTTTGCGGTAGTATACGCACCGTCGAGGATCCTAACCACCGTTAACGTTCCAGAATGTTTTAGATATTCTTTCGCGGCGTGTGATGTCAGATACTGTACGGAACTACTCAGATGTCTATGCTGAACATCTCCGAACGTGGCCTGAAAATCTGAATATGAATTTACTATTGTAGGGATACCAGCTGGACCCTTTACAGTTGGACCGATCAGAGCAGCGCCGATATCAGCCACTGCCGCTGGTAAGAATGNTTGATCTATTTCATTTGTAAATACGCCTGGACTGACGACTTTTTCTGAAGATGCCATGTATATTCTCCACTAAATTACTTATNTTAAAATTATTAAAANCTTACAACAGAGTTCTCTGTTGTTTATAAATATAAAGTAAATTCTGAAGACTACATGTTATTTTTATATATAACTTATTTTATAATAATTTTTACTTATTATCAGTAGTGGTATCAGTAGGTTCAGCTGGTGTGAAGACTCCTGTTTCTGGATTCAACACTCCATCCCCGTATTTCTTATTTATTTCAGTAATGAAATTTCTTTCTTCTTCTTGTAATGTAGTTAAGTTATTATTTAAATTATTAATCATTTCATCAATAGAATTTAACTGCTCTTCAAGACGAAGCTGAGTGATGTGGGATTGACCGAATTGCAGTTGTAGATTACCGTACTGTTGTTGAAAAGACTGGATCTTATCCAATTCCTCTTGGGTAAACTTCACTTCTGTGTCTGCCATAATATAACCTCCGGAGTTAATATTTTATATTTGTTTTAAATTTCATATATAAATATATACTTAATAGTGAAAAGCATATATTTTTTTTTATTTTTTTACCTGGTAATCAGTAGCATTACCCTCGAATCCGAATACTACTTTTTTAGGTGTGATGATCCGTTGAGCTTGAAATTTCTTATCCGTCACGACTGATGCGACGACTTCGGAAAGNAGATAAGCTTTTGTATTTACCGTAAAGGTATTTTTGATAAATCGTTCCGAATCGGCTGCCATCTCAGTCGCATCGTCGAAAGAATCTATCATACAGAGAAATTTATAATCTTCTCTATCACCCCANTANGTATCGTTCTGATCAACAAATGATTCTACCATTGTATTCATCTGCTCCATATATGCAGACCAGAGAATGATNTCATACGTGACAGTCACNTAATCAGCCGGTCCGGTCACTATACTTTCCATTACTGGCTTCTCTCCTATATCGATTGCAAACCTGGTATACCGGTTATCTTTCGACCATTGTGTATTTCTCGCAACTGTTACTAATTCATTCTTCACATCATGTTTGAACGCACCCTGTATGGTTGTATCTTTCGTAACACTGGTTCGTCGAGCCATTATNAGTGGTAAGATCAATGAACCCTTATCATCTCGTATGAATCCATGTCTCCGTGCTGATACCCATCTCTCTTCATTACCATACACAACTGGTACTTTTATAGTCTCACCAGCTTCACTGACTTGAATTCGCATAATATTTTTTATATGATTGATAACCGATGTATCGATATCTCTGAGATTGATAGCGTAATTTTTAGTAAAGTCTTTACCCGGTATGGCTGTAGATGATCTGCTTCCACGTACCTTTACATTTTTAAATGATACCTGTTCAGCTCTATTGACTACTGTTGAGTGTGCCATTGTTTCTTAATTCCTTTAATTTTTTTAATTTATTATTTACCTTTCCTTCTATGACTTCAGACTTCACAGCACTTTTATCCACACCACTGATCGCGATCTCTCTCTTGATATCGACATCAATTGCCTTAACGGAC